GCGCTCGCCGATCGTCAGTTGAGGCAGCCTGATCATCGCGGAGTGCCACTCGCATCCCATGTCTGGATGCCAGTAGGCGTAGCCCTGGAGCGTGCGGGTCATGCGACTGACTCCGCGTCCGCCTTCTGCTCGGCGGCATGAACGGGGCACCATGTCGCCCCATCGACCCATTCCGTCGCATCCTCACGGCACCGCCAGCCGTTGCATGCTGGGATGACCTCGCCCGTCCCGTCGCACATGCTGCACGTGAACACCTTGGCCCAGGGATCGTTCGGATGGTCGTTGGTGACGCGGCCAGCGCCATGGCAATCGTCGCACTCGACGAGCAGCGGCGGGGCACTCATAACGGACACAGATGCCTCGCTGATTTTCCCCGCCGATGAACGGCCAGGGGCCTCGTTTCGCGTGCAACCAAAACCCGGAAGTTCGCTTCCAAGGTGTAAGGAAACATTCTTCTCTTGCGTTGGTTGCGGCGCCAGGTATGTTCGATTTCTGACGTAAGGTTTTTCGGAACTCCGGACAGTATTGTCCGGTAAAGCGCCGCCGCTTGTCTTGCCACGACTATCATCCGACTTCAAAACGGTTCGTTTATCTTCCGAGGTTAACTCGGAGAGGGGAGTTTTGCTATGCGAGATGGACATGACGCGCTCCGGGTGTGTGGAGGCAGTCTATTCACTTACGGTGAATATCTCAACGCCAAAATCGGGGGTGCGCCATTTTTTTTCACCTATGGGGAAGTCTGGGCGCGAACTCCAGGGCGCGATCCTCCTTCAGACGAGCCTGACTGGCCGAACAAGTGGCCGGCGAATCAGCCGCCGAAGCGGCAGCGGAGATATACCAAATTGAAGATAAGGCGACGGCGGGTTAACTCGGTTCGAGATCCCGGAGTCGGTCGGCCAGATGCGGATCGCGGAAGCCAGATCGGGTGCCGAAATAGAGGTAGTCCGTCGTAATACCGAACTCCCGCGAGGCTTTTTCAATCGCCTCGTGCGGCGGCGCGTTGCGGTATTTCGAGATGTTGGTGAGTTGCGACGGCGTTAGCCCGACCCGCCGCGCGAAAGCGCCTTTGGTCAGGCCGGTCGCCTCCTGCGCCAGCAGGAATCGATCGCATATTTGCTCGAGTAAAATTGTTCCACAGGCTGGCATACCACATAGGGTATTGCACCTGCCGTGAACTATACAAGAGACGGATGGTGAAATTCACCCCCGCTTGACGAAATTTGACGGCTGGTGAATTTTGGCCGTATGGCCCGTTTCCGATCCCTGGACGAAATACTGGATGCACTTGGCGGTGAGTCTGCCGTCGCCACGATGCTCGGCTGCGGCCCGTCGTCGGTCAGCAACTGGAAATCACGCGGGCTGCCCAAGGGCCGTTGGGTCGATCTCGTGACCCTCGGCGCCGAGCGAGGCATCCGCCCACCCATCACGCTGTCCGAGGTGCGACAGGCCGCCGCCGCGATCGGCGAAGACGCATGACCCCCATCGGCATTCCCCCAATGCCCGATCGAGTGGCGGGCGTTACCCGCCTTCGTCACCACCCCAACTCCCCCTCGGCTCACGCCCCCGTGCGGGCCGGGGGGCTTTTGAGGTGATGCGCTTCGGCTCCGTCTGTTCCGGCATCGAAGCGGCCTCGGCCGCGTGGCTCCCGCTCGGGTGGCGCTGCCAGTTCATGGCGGAAATCGAGGCATTCCCGCGCGCCGTTCTCTCTCACCATTATCCGGAAACCCCATTACATGGCGACTTCACAACCATTCAGGCGGGGCAATACGGCTCAATCGACGTTCTTGTTGGAGGAACGCCCTGCCAGTCGTTCAGCGTCGCCGGATTGCGCGGCGGGATGGCCGACGCCCGTGGCAACCTGGCCCTCGAATATCTACGCCTGGCTGAACGACTGCGGCCCCGCTGGATTGTTTGGGAGAACGTCCCCGGTGTCCTGTCGTCGGCTGACGGACGGGACTTTGGTTCCTTTGTCGGAGGCCTGGCAGAGTGCGGGTATGGGTGGGCCTACCGGATCCTTGACGCTCAGTATTTCGGACTGGCCCAGCGACGGAAGCGTGTGTTCGTTGTCGGATATCTTGGAGACTGGCGACGTGCCGCGGCGGTACTGTTTGAGCCCGAAAGCCTGCGCGGGCATCCTGCGCCGCGCCGAGAAGCGCGGGAAAGAATTGCCGACAGCCTTACGGTTGGCGCTAACCAGTGCAGCGGTTTCCCAGGTGACATAACGCACGTCGCCAATCCCCTCGGCGCGAAACGCGATGGCGGATGGCGCGGCGATCTGGACAACGACACTTACGCCATCCAGGAGCGTGCGGTTTCTGAAAACCCAGACGCGGGACCGCAAGGCGCGGGTTTTCAGGCTGATGTGGCCTACACGTTGGAGGCGCGGCATCACGTTCAGGCTGTGGCACGATCACTCAATGCTCACGCCGGCGGTCGGTATGATGGCGAGAGCGAGACGTTTGTTACGGGCACGCTCACGGGCAACGGCGACACTCACAGCGGGCGCGATTACAAGGCACGCCCCGTTGATGTAGCGCAGCCTGTCATGGCGGCCGGGCCTGGGATGGGCGATCAGGGCGGTGACGTGCTTGTCACCCAGGCATTCCCCGACCCCGCTTTCGCGCTGTCTGCTGGCGCGCAGGACCGTGGTGGCGTCTTTGGAAGCGGGCGTGATGGGCAAGATACGTTCGTCACCTACTCCCTCCGCGCCGATGGCTTCGACGCAGGCGAGGACGGCACGGGACGCGGGACGCCGTTTGTGGCGTTCGCTCAGAACCAGCGCGACGAAGTGCGGCAAATGGACGTTGCCGGGGCGCTCGCGTCTGAGCCGGGGATGAAGCAACAGACTTACGTGAACACGTCTGCGGTTCGCAGACTGACCCCGGAAGAATGTGAAAAACTCCAGGGATTTTCGCCGGGTTACACGGCCATCCCCTACCGAGGCAAACCAGCCGCCGATGGGCCGCGCTACCGGGCGCTGGGGAACAGCATGGCCGTGCCTTGTATGCGCTGGATCGGCGAACGGATCGAGGCGCTGAGATGAACCACACGGCCCGCCTCGCCGGGCTTTCCGACGAAAACGGGGACCTGATCCGCGCGCCATGCCCCGCGTGTCGCGCATCAACCTCCGGCGTGACCAACACGAGGGCCTGGCACGGCATCGTCAGGCGCAGACGGAAATGCCGCGCGTGCGCACACCGTTGGTCGACGCTCGAGATACCGTCCGAACTGGCCGCGTCCCTCCCGCTCATGGAGGAGAATTTGCGGCGCGTCTCTCGCACGGCGGCGGAGATGGCGGACGCGCTCAACGCGATCACCGCGCTGATGCCGGCGAAAAACGAGGGATGAAATGGCCGCATCGACATGGACATCGCCGGAGATTGACGCGCGGATCATCGCGCTAAAGCAGACGAAGGGTCTGTCGCACGCCCAGATCGCGCGGGAGATCGTCGCCGAGTTCGGTGTGTTCGTGAACAAGAACATGGTGCTCCGTCGCGCCCGGACGATCCTCGGCATTGATCGGGGCGAGAAGGCCGCCAACGAGAGGCAGGAGGCCAAACGTAAAGCCGAGAAGGCGGCGCTGGAACCCAAGGCACCGCGCCCGGTCAATGTTCCGCCGCCCACCGTGACGCTGCCGCCGCTGGCGAGCGCGCTGGCGCCGTGGCCCGTGCCGCCGCCTGTGCCCGTGCCGCTCGTTCTGGGCAACGGCAAATGCGCATTCCCGCTCTGGGCCAACGGGGCGACGCCCAGCCACGAATACTGCTCGAAGCAAACGCCACTGGGCAGCAGTTGGTGCTCTGAATGTCGCGCGGTCGTCTGGCACACGTATCGACAGGCGAGGGCGGCATGACCGCCGCGCGCCCCCCCAACGTCCAGCGCGAGTGGTCGTTGCAGAGAAGCATCGTCGTCTATCTGTCAAAAGCCCTGCCACCGACTGCGTATTTCACGTCAATAGACATTGGTTCGGCTGGCTCAGCGCAGCAAGGCGCGTTGCGAAAGGCGAGGGGCGTGAAGCCGGGAATCGCTGATGTTTTGATAGCGTATCTAGGTGCGACGCTCTGGCTCGAAATCAAGGCCGGGACACAACCATCCGAGGCGCAGAAGCTATTCCGCGATCAGGTCATGGCCAACGGTCATTGCTGGGCATTGGCGCGATGCCCCGAGGACGTGGAGCAGGCGTGCCGCGACGTCGGCATTCCGTTGCGGGCGACATTCGGACAGATCCACCAACGCATCGCCGAGCAGAACGAGCGGCTGCCAGTTCGCAAGAAACGCCCCGCGCGCCGCCCGGCATCCGGCTCCATCACCGTGGCGCAGGCGCATCGGTTGAAGTTATGGGACGCACCCCGATGATAGAAGACACACTGAAAACTTGCGGAAAATGCAAGGAAGCAAAGCCGCTCACTGCATTCTTCTTAGATCATCGCAGGGGTATTCCGCGTTCTGAATGCAAGCTTTGTTATAAGATCGCTGGACGGATTAGCTATTGGAAAGACCCTGGCAGAGAACGGGATCGCCGCGCGGCTATTCAGCGGAAAATAACAGAGAGGCCCGCGAATAGTAGAGCCACCCAACTTGGCCCGGTTCTATCGGCATCATTCTGGTCCTTCGTAGACGCGAAGGGCCAGGATGAATGCTGGGAGTGGCGGGGCG